AATCGGTGTGCAAATACCAAACAGCGATTGGGTGGCAGTAGTCGAGAAATATAATGTGCCGACAGCATTTGACGGCATTAGTGTTGAGAAATGTGGTATGCTTTGGGACGCAATCAGGTCAGAAGAACGATACCTTATGTCTCATATAGCGACCAAAGAGAACGAATATAAAATATCGGTGCAGCAATTTATGGCAGAGTTTTTAGATATGGACATAGACGCACCATCGACACGCACACGCATTAGAAGTATGCTAACCACCTGGTTAAAGTCAGGTGTTTTAGTCGAGAAAGAAGTATCATTAACTGTTGTCGAACCGAAAAGTTATAGACCAAAAACTATGGTCAAAATTATCGAAGTTGGCGACATAAAACCAGGAGTGTAAGATGAAATTACGAATATTATCATTGGGAGCAGGAGTGCAGAGCTCAACATTGGCATTAATGATCGAGAATGGAGAGTTACCAAAAGTAGATTGTGCTATATTTGCAGATACTATGGCAGAGCCGAAAGAAGTTATGGAACACCTAGAGTGGCTGCAGTCCCAACTGTCATATCCTGTATATATAATTAGTAAAGGAGACCTCACACAAGACACCATAGACGTTGTAGAGGGCAAAAGCAGATTTCAGTATGTTGAGATACCTTTTTACACCAAAAATGCCCTGACAGGCAAAAAAGGACTCTTACAAAGGCAATGCACAGGCAATTATAAGATCAGACCAATACATCAGAAGATTAGAGACCTATTAGGACTTAAAAAAGGAGAAAAACGCAAAAAAGGTACAGAGGTGGAGTTGCTTATGGGAATATCTACTGATGAGATAGTAAGAATGAAAGAAAACCACATTACTTGGGTAAAAAACGTCTTTCCATTGGTCGAGAAAAATATGAGCAGAGCAGACTGCATAGAGTGGTTTGGGCAGCGATACAACAGAAAATTGCCTCGATCTGCTTGTATATACTGCCCATACAAGACTAATAAAGAATGGACAATGCTAAAGAATGAGTACCCTGAAGAATGGGATAAAGCAGTTGCATTTGACGACAAAATTAGGACAGGAACAAAGACTGATGATGAGATATTTGTGCACCGATCTTGCACACCATTAAGGACTGCAATATTGGAAGAAGATGACAAAAATCAGTATAGTTTATTGGACGAATGTGATGGAATGTGTGGGGTATAAAAAGTATGTATGAAAGAAAAAAGGGGTTAATTTCTTACATACATATATTGTGCCAAAGTATGTTATTTATGGTATGTATGGAAGACCCCTATAAGGGTCTTACATATCATACATACATACATATGCGTTTGAACAGATGTCGTCTGTATGGACGAATTTCGTGCATATGGGGTGTTTAGAAAAATGATGGAAACAGAAGATTTTTTTGGTAAGGGTTATGTGGGTTATCAGGCATATCAGAGCCATCGGTTTTATCGGTATATTTTGGACTATGTGAACAAGCAGCGAGAACTTGATGATTTGTTTGGGGTGTTTGGCTATTTGGATTTGGTAGGTGAAGAAATTGCAGAGAGGTTCAGGCAGGCATTATATAAGTTTCAAGTAACTGTCCAAATGTATGAGAAAAATAAAGACGCAGAAAAAGAAATAAAAAACCGGGCAGAGATATGTATGAGAGGTCTCGATGCGATAGCTAATGAGATTAGAGAAAAGAATTTATGGCCTAGTGCTGATACATGGATATATGAGAAAGATGGAGAAAAAGTTTTTGGTGTTGTAAAGAGTCGTGATGATTTGCAGGTGGCGAAAGCAACGAATAGAGATGTTAAGGAATTTTATACGTTGCATGAATTATATCTTATGCTGAATGATTATCAGTCTATACGCACCATTAAGAAGAAACTTGATGATAAGGATATTATGCCTGTCGTTGAGAGTATTAGTAACCCTGAAGAAGATAAGGACTATTTTGATGAAGAAGTACCATTTTAAACCTTATGATGAAAGTAAAGCACCTCATACTTTCCTCGTACAAGCTGAAACTATATTGAGAATGAGAGGTAAGGAATATGGACATTTCCTTGACCTGTTTAACAATACTTCACAAAGAATGAGTATGGCACTTGGCAAAGAAGTATCTCCATATGATGTAGCAAGACTTATGATTGAGTTGAAGTTAAGTCGTTTAGATCAAGGAGAATATAAAGAAGATACTATTATAGACTTGATTAATTACGCAGCTTTATTGGGTAGTATTAAATCCCATATGGAAGTTACAAAAGATAAAAGTATTGGAAGTATTGATATAAATGAGATTATGAACAGAACACCAGGTGTATAATGGCTAAAGTAAAATCTGATTATGGCGAGGATATTCGTATAAAAGGCGAGGACGAATATCGAGAGGAGAGTATCAGTATTACGGCAGGTAGTCAGAAAAGAAGACGTATTCTTACGCAGACTAGTATTGATAGATATTATCAAAGAGGGCAAATAAATACTAAGCAATATAATACTGCTATATATGTATATGCCTTATATAGAAAGTCTGAAAAAAGAATTATATCTTCTTATAATCCTGATTCATCTCTTATGGGGACTAATATAGACGATAAAAACTTAGCCGGGTTTTGTGACTATATGGACATTGTAAAAGTAATTCCTAGTAAGTTATTCAATATCGTAAAGCATATCGTTATATATGGATTTTCGGCTGCCGAATTTGATAAGCAATATAACAATAAAAGAAAAACCTTAAATGAATTGAGACTTGCTCTTGATATGCTATCTGAACATTTTGGTGTTTATTAATGCCACGTGCTAGATCGTATATGGACTTTAGTGACTATGAAGTAAAAGTTATTAAAGGCCTATATGCAGTTTATAAAATGTATAATGGCAATATAAAAGTTAATTTAAAAGATCATATAGAGGTTATAGAAGAAGATATATATATAACTAATCTTAATCAATTATCGCATATGCAGATTATTCAGCAAGTGATGTTACATACTAAATATTTATTTCAAATTAGATTAGAGGGTTATGAAGTGGACATAATTCAAGCAATTATCAAGTTAAGATGATTTTAAGAGGGTATGAGTGGGTATAAAAAAAAATAGGGTACTTTGGTATCAAAAAACCAAAATACCCTATTCTGTGGCTTTTAAAATCAGTTACTAATTATCAAAATACGATAAGAAAATACCAAATAAGATAACACCAATTATTGATTCAATCATTTTGCAATCTCTCCTCAGCTAGTTCGAATTCTTTTTTGTTTTCTTGCATTCTTTCAAGTGATGGTCTCAAAGTAATAGTTTCGTAAAAATCTTCATAAATATTAATTTGTAGACTACGACCGAATTTCAAATCTATTAATTGTAATTTACTTAATTGAATAAACTCTGCAAAATCATCTGCCGAGAAATCGTGTGTTCTGTTCCATAACTCATCGGAGTCATAACAGTTGGGGTTATATCCATTTGCATAGCTTGTGTAATTCATTGAGGTTGGTGTTTGACCTTTACCTAATTTAAAAGCATTTATTAAATAAATTCCGTCATCTTTAACGAGCCACACACCGAGTTTTTTTGTGATTTTATCTGTGTAGGGTTTTCTGAGTGTTTTAGCTTGTAATGTATCACGAGCTAATTTTCTCAAATTCTCATTTGTATAAAAATTTAAAGTTTGCATTTATAATCTCCTAATTTAATTATTATTGTGTTTGAATAAAATTTTTACATTTTACTCAATAAAACACCCTAAAAATATTAGGGTGCTTTCTGAAGTAAAATTATTTTGATTTATTGATTTCTGTATCTCTCACAAATTTAACAGAGAAATTTGTATAAATATCAGACCATAAATCATCGGTAATACTTTCCAATCTTGAGATAATTTGATTTTTAACAAAATTTATCTCTTGATAATTTTCTTTTACAAGTGGGTAAAAGTCTTCTTTGTATTCCATAAATTGTTCTTTTGTCTTTCTTTGAGAAACATAATTGAATACATCATTGTCAAGCAATCGTTCGGACTTGTTCAACAATATTTCAAAATCACTTAATAAATGAGTTCTTATTTCGTTAAAGTCTTTTTTAAAGTTTTCGTTTTGCATTTGTTTACTCCTATTAAAATGCTTGAATAATTAGAGACTGATTTCCAAAAGTAATTACTTGAGTGTATTTGTATAAGTCATCAATCGTTGTTAATTCTAAATGTTCATAGTCTTTTTGGACATCTTCGAAACTTTCGTACTCATTCCACTCGCAACGGATTGCGATAGGGTCGTAATCAATATCACAACCTAAATCGTCTTCTAATTGTTCGAGGTAATTAAAAAGACTTTCACAACCCTCGTATGTGTAATGGTCTCTTAAATCGTTTTGAAAAGTAGTTAAAGAAACGTATTCTTTCATTTTAAATCTCCTATTATTATTAAAATTATACTTTAAGTATAGTAATACATAAATATTAATAGAAAGTAAATATATTTTATCGAGTTATTAATTAAATATTTTGATCTATTATTTTTTTGGATTATTTTTAATTACATAAATAAATTTTGTTAAATGGTTTCAAATGGTTGACGAAATAAAAAAACGAGGGCGAGGTCGTCCACCAGGTGCATCAAAAAGAACTTTAGCACCTATTACAATCATCACTCAAGAGCTCACAAAATCTCTTGAAATATTAGATCAAAGAGGAAAAAGTTTGGCCTATTGCTTGGCAGATGAATTTGAGCAAAGTCCATCAAGGGTTTTAACTGCCATTTCTCGTTATCTACCAACAAAAATTGAGCTAGATGTTAAAGAAACTAACCCTTTTCTACAGTCATTGAGGGAAATAAACGACAGAATTGAGGGAGTTAAGACCATTGAACACGAGGACGAGGAAGAAAACTCTAATTAGTTAATAGGTCTAATAATCCTATTAACTTCTATATAAGTTATTGATATATAAGGATATTTTTTGGCAGCTTTTTTAAGATTTTAATATGTGGGGACACCCCC